AAACACTCAGTATCAAGTTTGATTGGTCCTCCCCCTGGCTATGTTGGGTTTGGTGATAGTCAAGTAGGTGGCGGTCGGTTAATCAATGACTTAAGTAAGAACCCGCATAGTATTTTACTATTTGATGAAGTAGAAAAAGCACATCCTGATATCTTTAACATTTTCTTACAGATGTTAGATGAAGGTCGTATCACTGGATCTAATGGTAAAGAAGTTAACTGTAAGAATACTATTATTATCATGACAAGTAACTTGGGTAGTAGTGATAGTGAGAAAAACAATATTGGTTTTGGTAATCAAGAAAAGACAGGTGAGGATGACAAAGCAATTAAAGAGTTCTTCAAGCCAGAATTCAGAAATCGTGTTGATTTGATTTGTAAGTTTGGTAAACTAGATTTCTTAGCAATTAAGAAAATTGTTGTTAAGTTTACAGAAGAATTGAAGAAATCATTGTTTGATAAGCATAATATTAGTTTGAACTTGAGTGAACCGGTAGTTGATTATTTGGCAGATAGGGGATATGATAAGAAGATGGGTGCTCGTCCATTAAGTCGTAAGATTGATGAATTGATTCGTGTACCATTAAGCAAGAAGGTATTGTTTGAACGTATTAAAAATGCTACAGTAACGTGTGTGTTAGTAGATGATAAGATTCAGTTTAATGTAGTACAAAAATCAATAGCGAAGGTTGGAGAAGATGGGATTATTGAAATCAGTCAATGATGTACCGGGTATAGATTATTACGATTACCGAGATACTGAATATTATAATAAGTTCAATTATCGGTTAAGATTTGTAATGCCCAGTATTAGATATATCATTAATGAGAATAAAGTTGATGGCTTGATGAAAAGATATAATGCTACTAGTGGTTGGCGAGTTATTAGAGCAGAAGATAGACCAATAGTTACTGAAAATCTAGAAGCACTTAAACAGTTAATAGAGTTACGTAATAGTGTTAAAAAGGATGGTAAAGCAACGGTTCGTTTAGAATGGAATCATGCATCTGTTTTTAGCAATGACTTATCTTTTTTGAAAAATATTGAAAACATCAAACCTGAATTAGAATATGATTATACTCAGGTACAAACAAACAATTTTGTGGGTGTAAAATCATTTGTTAATGAGCCTAAGCATAAGTTTAGAGTATATTTGAAATCTAAGATAGTTAAGGGTGATTTAGTACCACAACTTGATGATTTGTTAAAACGTACTCCTAGCTTATATCCCTGTAATTCATTAAAAAATTGGTTACTAGGTGCATTACTTACTACAAATCAACATACTTGGAGATATCGTTTTACTAGTCCTACACATTTCATTGATTATGATAATGAAAGTACATTAAGCTATCTAGCAATAATGTACGGAGATTATCTCGGAAAACGCTATAAATTAGAAAAACGTCCTGATCCTATCTAAAATGATAAATACTCTAATAAAATGGAGTATTTACCATGGCAAAGATTGTAACAGAATCAATCGTAATCACTTTTAGTAAAATAGTAAAAGACAACGATTCAGGTACTAGTATTACTAGTCCTGATATCCAAGCGGCTTTAGAACAAGTTGCCCAAGAATTAATTGGTGATAGTGTAGTTGTTGAGGTTGTAAAAGCATAATGAGCCAAACAACTACTCTTATCCTATTGCCGCAAACAGCATATGTTAATCCAGGCAATGGAGCACCCTACACTGTTACCGGTAACAGCCAACCCGGTGCGTCATACATTATTGCACCTCGTTCATTACAAACAGTTAATATCAACGTAACAAACTGTACTGGTAATATTACAATAGAAGCTAGTTTAGCTACAACCCCAAGTAGTACTGATTGGTTCAAAGTATATGAATTAACAGCTAACGCAAATGCGGCAGCTAACTCTGCTCCGCAAATTGCAAGTAATGCCTCAGTATACACAAATATAAATGGTAATTTTGTATATATGAGAGCAAAGGTCGTAGACTTTGAAGGTGGTGTAGTTAATTTTGTAAAGTTAAGTTATTAAGGAAATTTAAAATGAGTACCGATATTTTTAGAAAATATATAGATATTATAAACGAGAATACAGTTGATATTAGTCAAGTTGCAAGTCAATTAAAATTTTTACCTACCCGTAAACAACCAAAACAATATAAATTTGTTAAAGATGGAGTTCCTGGTAAAATGCCAGCAATGACTTATACTGTTTCAGCACAAGAACAACCTGTTGTTACTATTACTAGCGATGGTAAAGAAACACAGAATGTTGCGTTACCAAACGATATTATTATGTCTGGTCCTAGTAGAGAAAATTATGTAGTTAAGGGTGCTAAATTTCCTAAACTATACGATGGTACTATGGGTGGTGTAGTTATTCCGGAACAAGGTCCTCGGTTAGTAGCGTTATACACAGGTCAACAACCTATTACTTTTACTGCTCCTTGGGGAGAAAGTATGATAATGAAACCGGGTGATTACTTAGTTAAAGACGGGGATGCTGGTTATTATCGTGTAGCAAAAGTTGAATACGAACAGACTTATAATCCTCCTGGAAAATAAAATGAGAAATATTGTCATTATGCCAGGAGGCTTTCATCCGTTTCATGCAGGACATGCCGCACTATATAAGAGTGCTATAGCAGCCTTTAATAATGCTGATACGTATGTAGCCGCCACTAATGATACAAAAACAAGACCATTTCCTTTTGCCATTAAAGAGAAACTAGCAAAGCTTGCAGGCGTAGCTGACAAACACTTTGTTCAAGTTAAAAGTCCCTTTCAACCTAGAGAAATAACCGATCAATATAATCCCGAAGAAGATGTGTTAATCTTTGTTCGTAGTGAGAAGGATCGTAATGAAAGTCCTAAACCAGGTGGTACAAAGAAAGATGGTACGCCTGCATATTTTCAGCCATGGACAGGTAAGAATGTACAACCATTTGGTAAACAAGCATATATTGCTTACTTACCTACAGTAGAGTTTGGTCCCGGCATTACAAGTGCAACAGAAATACGTAATGCATGGCCTACATTGAATGATAAGCGTAAAACAGCAATGGTTATGAGTTTATACCCTGTTACACAAAAGAACCCTAAACTAGCCGCTAATGTTGTTAAAATGTTGGATATGAGTATGGGTAATGAATTGTCAGAAGGATCATTAAATGAATTTGCCCCACCGAGTGACGACAGAGGTGGCGGCGAGAATGATAGAAATCGTAGAATAAGAAAACTATTAGAAATTGCTATACAAGTAGCAAAACAAAAAAATGTCTATGAATTGGGCATGATACATGCTATGAATATGATAGCAGGTGATGAGTTTTTTAATACAGCAGTTGAAGGTATATTATCAGATATAACAGATAAAGAATATATGTTTGTGCTACAGAGTGCCTATAAAACAGTAAAACAAGGTTTGGCGGAAGGCGAAGAAATTGCTGAAGGACCTTTTGTTCAACGTCTTGGGCGCCCTAATAAAGTTAATATCTATGTAAGACATACTACAGGTAAACCCTCTTTACTTGTTGCAACTGATATCCCTTATTCAATATACGACAAGTTTATAAAGAAGGCTATACAAAAATATCCACAGTTTAAACAAACAGATTTCTCATTTAAATCTGTTGATAAGGTTATGAAAGAAATTAAGGTTACCGAAAGCGTGGATTATTTAGAAGAAAAATAATTTGACCCCCTTGTTTTGATGTAAATAATAGTATCTAAACAAGAGGATAAAATGGCAACAAAGAAAACATCTGAATCAACAGTCGCTAAAGCGGCAGCTAAAGCACCCAAAACAACTAAAGCAAGCAAGTCAGAAAAAACAGTCCCTGTAGAAAAAGTACAGGAAATTGCTGAACAGGCTGCAAAAGAACAACAACAGGCTCCTGCAGCCGGTCAAGTTCAGGTTAATGTAGACTTCCTAAAAACTACTAAAGTACATATCGCTATGCCTTGCTATGGTGGTATGCTAACTGAATCAACATTCATGTCATTCATCAAGTGGGCTAACACAGCCCGGCAACTTGGTATTGATTGGACATTAGAAACAATGGTTAACGAAAGTCTTATCAGTCGTGCCCGTAATACACTAACTGCTAAGTTCCTAGATATGCCAGACGCAACACATTTATTCTTTGTTGACGCTGACATTGGTTGGGAGCCATGGCATCTATTAGTATTATTAAACCGTGACGTTGATGTCATCGGTGGACTATACCCAATGAAGACTATGCCAATTAAATGGGTTGTTAACGGCTTTGAAGGTGCTGAAGAAGGATCAGATGGATTACAAGAAGTATCTAAAGCTGGTACAGGTTTCTTATTAATGAAGAAACATGTATTTGAGAAATTAAAATCTCACCCTGCTGTTAAGCAATATAAAAACGATATTGGTTTAGATCCAAAGTATGACCAACACTTAAAGACCTACTTTGATACAGCAGTTCGTCAGAATCGTTACTACAGTGAAGACTGGACATTCTGTGAAAATTGGCGTGACATAGGCGGTAAGATTTGGATGGATAAGCGTGTTCTATTACGTCATAGTGGTAGTTATGTTTTCTGTCAAGAAAATCAAGAACACTTGATGAGAACAATTGGACCTATGTTCCTACAAGAACAGCAAGAAAAATTCGGAATGAAGTTTACCGATAAAGACGGTAATGAAATTAAAAAAGTTACTGCCGCATAATAAAGCCCCGAAAGGGGCTTTTTAATGGATATGTTGTCACATATTTGACATACTATTCTAAATAAATACAAGATGAAAAAGTATCGCACTATCTTTATCAGTGATGTTCATCTTGGTACTAGAGATAGTCAGGCAGATAAACTTAATAACTTTCTTAAGCATAATAGTTGTGACACACTATATCTTGTAGGAGATATAATAGATGCATGGCGCATACAACAAAACAAATGGCGTTGGAAACAGAGTCATACCAATGTTGTTCGTCGTGTACTAGGGCATGCCAAGCGTGGCACCCGAGTCGTTTACATAGCAGGCAATCACGATGAGTTTCTTAGACCAATGATCCCGTATGGATTTAGTTTTGGTCTAATAGAAATTCATAATCAAATAGAACATATAGGTGCTGATGGTAAGCACTATTTAGTAACACACGGTGACTTGTTTGATGGCATCACAAGGTTAGCGCCGTGGATATCATTTTTAGGAGACAAAGCTTATGATTTCATTTTATCGCTTAATAGCAAATTTAATTGGATACGTCATCGTTTTGGTTTTGGGTACTTTAGTCTTAGCAAATACCTTAAATACAAAGTAAAAAAAGCCATAGATTTCATGTTTCAGTTTGAAAAAAATCTAGCAGGCTATTGTAGAAAACGTGGCTTTGATGGTGTTATATGTGGCCACATACACCACGCTGAAATAAAAGAAATAGATGGTGTCACATATATGAATGATGGTGACTGGGTAGAATCCTGCACAGCATTAGTTGAACATCATACTGGACGTTGGGAAATAGTTACCTGGACTAAGGAGAAGGACAATGTGGATACTGATAATATTAGCAGTTCATATGAACGAACCAAAAGACATACCGGCGAGAGTGGAGTTGATGTTCCAAGACAAGTTGTCGTGTGAACAAAGTCTACAGAGCATGACATATTGGTTAAAGTTTAATCAATTCAAAATTGAAGGAAAGTGTGTTAAAAAATGAAACTAAGTGATAAAATTACTATCGTAGTACCTTGTAAAAACGAGGAAAATTACATCCATCATTTGTTAGATTCACTGCGTGGTCAAGATATTGGTGATACCAAAGTTATCATTGCAGATTGTTCTACCGACAATACTAGACAGGTTATTAAGGATAACAGTAGTTTATTAAATGTTGAAATCATCGATGGCGGCCCTGTGTCTATTGCTAAGAACAATGGTGCTAAATTAGTCACAACACCATATATCTTATTCATTGACGCGGATGTTCGTTTCTTTAAGAATAATGTTATACAGGATGCTGTTAATTTGATTGAATCCAAGTCATTGGATCTTATTGGCTTAAACATCAAATGTTATGATAAGGATCCAAGAGCAAAGCTAGGATTTATTATTTTTAATACAATTAACCATGCATTGAAATATTTCTCACCCTTTGCAGTTGGAGCATTTATGTTGACACGTAGAGATAAGTTTGAAGAATTTGGCGGGTTCCCTGAAAGTTTTGCTACATCTGAGGACTATTTCTTGTCTAGGAAGTACAGCCCTAAAAAGTTCAGAATTGTTCGTCATCATTTTGGACAAGATAGTCGTAGATTTAAGAAGATGGGCTATCTTGGTATGGCTAAATATCTAGTTAAGAATTTTGTCAATCGTAATAACAAGCAATATTGGGATAAGCTGGATTCATCTAAGTATTGGAGTTGATAATTGTTTATTGAGTGATACTATCAAACTACTGATAAATACTCTATGGACTTAAAAGAATTACATTCATTCAAAATGTCAGATGCGGTGACATTTCACGATAACCTCAATAGTAAATTATTTCGTGGGCAACATCTACAACCTGAAGTAGAACTACAATTAAAAACTATAGCACAAGACTTCCTGCAGGAAATGGGTATACATGATTTGGATGTACGTGATATCACCGTTTCTGGAAGTAATGCAGCCTATAGCTATACAGACCATAGCGATTTAGATTTACATATCTTAGTCAATATGAAAGATTTACCGGATGATGACGTATACCGTGAATTCTTCAAAGCTAAAAAAGATTTATACAATGATTCACATGATATAACTATCAATGGAATTCCAGTAGAATTATATATACAGGATGCGTCAGAACCTGTAACTAGCTTAGGTGAATATAGTGTGAAAGATAAAAAATGGTTGCGTTTGCCAACTAAGCGTAGAGCTAACTTTGATCAAACAGCTACTAAAGCAAAATATATAAAACTATTGGATATTATTGATACAGCATTACATTCTGATAATATGGGTAAAGTTAATAAAGTATTGAAGAAGATTACGCAATATCGTCAAGCTGGATTAGATAAAGGTGGTGAGTTTGGTCCTGAAAATCTAGCATATAAAGCATTACGTAGCAGGGGCTATATTACAAAACTATATGATTTACGTGATAGATTACATAGCAAACATTTAAGTTTGAATGGTATGTATTCTAATGTAAATGAAGCTGTTACTGATAATTATCTATATCACGCTACAATGCCTGCAGGCATAATGCGTATACTGCGTACAGGTATAATTAAAGCAACTGATCGCCCACAACCATCTACTAAATCAAAAACACAATACCCTACAATTAGTACAACTAGGTCAAAACAATATGCAGAATCAAACGATTTTGTAGATTTCTTAAACTTAACTAAAGATGGCAATTCAGTTATATTAGTATTTGACCGTACTACCGTTGCTAATCATTACAAAATGTTTAGTACAAGTCAAGGTACACAAACTGTAGGTGACGAATATGAAGAAGTAATTGTTGCCCCTAAAGGATCAATGCCAATCAAAGGAACATTAAAGGGATTCTATTTCAACCCTAGACGCACAGAAGAAATAGAAGGATATAAAGATATACCTTGGTTCAACGAGTTATTGACCAGTCCATATTATATAGGACCAAAACAAGGTGTGGCGGAAGGCTTGGATGAAGCAGTGGGTGGCAATTATTTGTATCACGCTACAAGTGCGAGTGGTCTTAAAGGAATGCTATCGTCTGGTAGTATTCGATCAGCAACTGGTCCACAGTCAGCAACCTCGGCTCAGACCAAACTGCCTACAGTAAGCGTGACTAGAGATTGGGGATATGCTAGTGGATCAAATGCATCCAAACAAATGGCCGAAATTGGCAGAGATGCAATACTAGTGTTGGATCGCAATACAATTGAAAGTAATTTTAAGACCTTAGGTACAAGTCAAAGCACTAACATTAAAGGGTTGTCATTCAATCCATACCTTAAGAAAAATGGCGAAGCACGGTCACAGAACACAGATCCAATGGCAAGAGCAAATGCAAAGGCCAAAATGAAATATGCTGAACCTACTGCCAAAGCAGGTGGAGAATTTGAAGAAGCAGTAGTTGTCCCAAAAGGTGCATTGCCTTTAAAAGTAACAATGGTTGGATTTTGGATTAATCCTAAAAGCGAACTGACAAAAGATCCTGTCATTATGAATGATCCTCGTAGATTGGATATGGTAAGACCTAATCAATTTGTAAAAGCAAAACAAAATCAAGATGTGGCGGAAGCATCAGGTTATATCCCTAGTGAAAAACAGAAAAATGACCCTCGTTTTAGTACAGCACTAACAGTAGATATTAAGCCCGACAGTATCAAAAAGAACGCAAAAGCATTCTATTGGAATACTAGTAGAGCAGGTATTCCTCCAACAGCAAAGCCATCAGGCAAAATCTAATAAGTTTCCATATTATGGTATTTTGATAAATACACTAATAGTATGGGAATCCGTTATGAAAATCAAACAAATCACTGAAAATACAACATCAGGCTCAATCGCTACAGTAGAAACCGCATTAGGTGGCACACAAAGTAGAGGAAATCCTAGTATATATGGTGGAAAGAAAGTAGGCTCACTATTCAAGGGTAAAAAGACTAAAGCCCCATATGCTAATAGCATTAATGAAGGTGCTGAACTTAGTGAAGCACAACTAGAAGAAGATGATGTTATTGTCGTTCCTGGACAAGGCCGTGGTCGTAAAAATGGATTTATTCCACATGGTAAAAGTCGTATAGACCACGAAGTTGAGATGGCACGTAGTGATTTATTCAGTGCCGCAAAGAATGCTCAACAAGTTTATTCAATGATTAAAGATGTTAGTGAAGAAGAAGGACTTGATGGTTGGGTACAAGAAAAGATTATTAAAGCTAATGACTATCTAAACACAATACGTGAATATTTAGAAGGTAAACAAGTTCAGGGTGTAAATGAAGGCGTTGCTGACATGCATAGTAATGAATTACTAAACACTGTTAGAGGTGCAATTAGAAAAGCAATTAAAGAAACAGGTGACCAATCATTGTCAAAAATCTTTGTTTGTTTACGAGATGCTAGACCAGCAAGTGAAGCATTAAAAAATATCACAAGTCCAAATTCTCTAGCAGAGGTAGATAATGCTTTGCAAGAAGTAGGTATTGACTTTGATGACCTCCTTGATTTTATCAATAAACAAGCAGAAAAATACGGTCGACAAGGTGTATCAGAAGGCTCACAACGAGGTGATACACTAGTTACTGACTCATTAAAAATAATGCGTGGTCCAGAAGTAACTGATGCTATCAAGGCATTAAAGACCGTTCTAGGAGATAGAGAATACAATAGCCGTCGTGGTTTTTATAATTTCTATGTTAAACAAATAGTTGATAATTATGGTCAGCAAGGTATGAATGAAGGAGCTAAAGTGGACCGCATGGTTAAACATGTAGCACAATCAGAAAAAAAATTAGGCAAGAGTAAAGACAAAGCAGAAAACATTGCGTGGGCTACAGCTAACAAACGTGGCATGTTAAATAACAAGAATAAGAAAGCGTAATATGAGCAATATTCTTAAAGGTATATTAAACGAAGTCAGTCCGCATAACTATGACAGTGATTGGGATTATCAGGATGCTCTAGCACGTAGTGGCAAATCACGTTCTAGTTATCGTTCACAAGAAGATGACACATCTGATGCTGATATTGAATACTCTAAAAAGATGTATCAACTAAGCCAAAAACAAAAACGTGATGCGGACCATGATAGATTAGCAACTGGTACAAATGAAGGTATAGATGATCCATGGGGAGATCAAGGTAACTTTGCAGGTGATAAGCCAGTTAATCTTGGTGGTGTATCTATTAAGAATATACAGACTGGTGACACAGTTAAGTATCTTGGACAACCATCAAAAGTAGTTGCTATGAGTAAGGATCGTAAACATTCTCGCATTACAATTACTAAGGGTATAGGTACTGTTACACAAGATGTATTAACAAGTGATTTACAGCAACTAGGTCAAGGTAAAACAATAGAAGAAGATAACACCAATAGAATGAAAATGGATGATTATTACAATTTAGCTGACGCTATTCAGGAAAAGCTTAGACAAGCAATTAAGATGGGTAATAACGAACTTGTAGATAAATTATCCAAAGAACGTGCTGACTTAGATGCACGTGTTAAAAAATATGGCTTGATGCCAGAATCACAACTAGATGAAATCTCTAATGAGAAGTTAAGTCAATACAAGACAGCGGCGGCATTAGATGCAGGTAAAGCTGATAAGGAAGGTGACTACAAACGTGGTGATAAACGTTTCAGTGGTATTGTTAAAGCAACTAAGAAACAGTTTGCAAACGATACAAAGAAGTCTGGTATCAGTCAAGGTATAAATGAATTTTCCCCTATTAAACCACCTACTGCCGGGGCATTTGGTGGCAATAAAGATTATGGTCAGCCCACCAGTTCACGTTACTTGGGCAACAACAAGTTTGTGGTAGGAACTACCAACAATTATGTGTTGACCGCAACTGTGGACAAATGGGGCCTGGAATGGGACGAGGACGATGAAATATGGTTCTTGGACAGTCCTGGTGCTGTGTACATTGCTGATGCTACTGAAGGTGAAATAGAATTACCTGCTCCACAAGAACAAAGAAATCAAATACACGATTTGGTAAGTGATTATCTTAACGCTAGAAATTCTGCCGACTTACAAAAGGTAGCCGCATATTTTGGTCATAGTCCTGATGGTGAAATGGCAACAAATGAAGCTGTTTCAGGAAATAGATTTAACAGTAAACAAGAAGTTATTAATCATTTTGTTAAAAACGGTAAAAGTGCGGCAGCAGGCGCAGCGGCATGGGAACGTGGTTATAGAGGTTCATCTAAAAAACCAATAGAGTTAAAAAAACCACCACAAAGAAGTTACCATGATGATTTGGATGATAAACGCTATTCATCAACATTTGAAAACTTAGGTGATCAATTAAAATCTAAATCATTAGAAGCATTAACACAACTTAAACAACAAATTGAACAAAAACGTATGGATGATTTAGCTCAATGGGAACAAGATTTTAGAAATAATGTTGCTAGTAAGATGAGAAGTCAACCGATACGTTCACCAGAAGCAACACCAGTTGCACAACCTGGTGAAAAGCATTCTATATTAAAAGCTAGATTATCACAATTAAATAATGCTATACAAAAGCAACAACTATTAGATAAGTTAATTGATAGAATAGAACGTAAAGGTTTGTTAACTCCTGCAATGCAGAATGATACCGATACTAGTATGCACGTTAAGTATGGTGCAAAAGATAACTATCAATCATTGAATAAAAAATTAGACAATGCTATTTCAATGTTACAGGATAGATTGTATATACGTAAAAAGTCAGGTTTGAAAGAAGGACATGATGAGCGTGATGAATATGATAATCCTAGACAAGGTAGAGATTATGGCAAGGGAAATCTATTTGTAGATCCAGGTTCAAATGAATTTGAAAAAAATGTACCAGTCAGTGTACCCGGTGGACCACGTGGCGCACCAAAAAATCTTAAAGGTATTTCAAAAGCATTACCCGCTGATGCATTTGGTCGTACAACAGGTAAAATACCTGCAGGTAAACCCGGCAAAGTTCACAGTAAGATGAGCAATACAGATGAAGTTGATGAAGGTTGGAGTCAAAAATATAAATCTAGTATCAACTGTAGTCATCCTAAAGGCTTTAGTCAAAAAGCTCATTGTGCTGGTAAGAAAAAACACAATGAAAGTATTGACAATGTTATGGAGATGACATGTCCTGATTGTGGTATGTGTGAAACTCATGTAGACCATACTAATTTAGAAGAAGCATGTTGGAAAGGTTATCACAAAGAAGGTATGAAAACCATGTTTGGAAAACAATATCCAGACTGTAGAAAGAATAAAAAGAAAACTAACGAAGAACAACTAGATGAAAAATGTTGGGACACACATAAACAAGTAGGTATGAAAAATAAAGGTGGACGAATGGTCCCTAAATGTGTGCCTAAAGAAAGTATAGCGGAAGGCATGCCGTCTGACAATGACATGGGTTCTACTACTGGTGGTGCTAAAATGACATTAGGTCAATGGAAACAAATGTGGATGAAGAAAATGCCAAACGCTGACTTTGCCGCAATGTTTAGATCACCTCCTAATATGCGAGGTAGTGCTATAGCATACTTTGATGGTTGGGTAAACAACCCTGATGCTAGATGGGATCCGCAACAAGGTGTAACGGAAGAAAAATGTCCACATTGTAATGGTCCAATGTTCAGTGAAATGATAATGAACGAAAAGAAAGATGCTTGTTACTATAAAGTAAAGAGCCGTTACAAAGTGTGGCCAAGTGCCTATGCTAGTGGTGCATTAGTTAAGTGTCGTAATAAAGGTGCAAGCAACTGGGGCAATGGTGGAAAGAAAAATGAAAGCTCTATACTAGAAGGTATTGAACAAGCGGACGAAAGTTTGCACGATTGGTTCAATAAAGAAAAATGGGTTCGCATGGATACTAAAGGGAAGATTAAAGGTCCATGTGCTAGAGAACCAGGAGAAGGTAAACCAAAATGCTTGCCACAAAGTAAAGCACATAGTCTAGGTAAAAAGGGTCGTGCTAGTGCCGCTCAACGTAAGCGTAGAGAAGATCCTAATCCAGAGCGTAGTGGTAAAGCTATCAATGTTGATACAAAGAAAAATAAAGGCTAATAATGTTATCAGATAATTTAAAAGTACTATTAGCTAGTACACAAAGTTTTGCTATTAAAACACAAAACTTCCATTGGAATGTGGAGGGAAGTAACTTTCCACAATATCACGACTTCTTTAATACATTGTATGAAGATGTAAATGCTACTATTGATCCTATCGCTGAATATATTAGAATTCTAGGTCAATATACTCCTGGCAGTTTGTCACGTTATACTGAACTAAGTATTATACAAGACCAAACTAAAGTTCCAAGAGCAGAACTTATGTTTGTTGAGTTACTACAAAATTGTGAAACAATGACAGAACTTGTTGTTGCTATGTTTGACGAAGCTACAAATGAACGTCAACAAGGTATTGCTAACTACATGGCTGAGTTACAAGACTTATACGGCAAGAAAGCATGGTTCATTCGTTCTACATTAAAAAGAGAACGTGAGTAATGAGAGCAACAGAATTTATCACTGAGCAAGCTAATCCTAAAATAGATTTGACACCAAACTATCCTAACTACGAAGTATTAGTAGGAGAGTTTATTGGCATGAGAAAGAATAGAGCAAGATTCTTAATTATAGCATCTGAACTTAAGCCAGGTGTACGTGAGACAGATAAGATATTTAGAGCAAAAACAACTAATACACCAATCAGTGTTGAGATTAGTAAAGTAAAAAATAGAACAGTAGTAGGATAAACATGAAAAAAATATTAATAGCAATAACACTAACATTAACAACTATGGTAGCATTTGCACAAAAACAAAAGCCAATGAATATATATGATTTTCCAATCACTAGAGTTATTGACGGAGATACTGTAGCATTTCAAGCAACATTCTTACCCCCACCATTAAAACAAGAACTAAGTATTCGTGTATTTGGTGTTGACACACCTGAAAAAGGTCATAGAGCCCAATGTCCAAGTGAAGACCAACGTGGTCAGGCTGCTTCAGCTTTCACTAAAAATGCTATAGCTAAAGCACAGAAACGTCAAGTAGCTATTGCTGATTGGGATAAGTATGGTGGACGTGTATTGGGTGACATATTACTTGATGGACAAAGTTTAAGAATGATGTTAATACAGAATGGATTTGCAAGAGAATACTACGGAGAAGCTAAAACTTCTTGGTGTAACTAACACCCTTAGGACCGTAACTTAGTTACGAGGGTAGGCGGCTTCTGCCTTAAGTTATCCAATTCGCTACTGGACCTTATAAGTGAGCATAAATACTAATATGAGAGCAATAGAACTATACGAATCAGCCGCAACTGACCTAGCTAAGAAACTTCCTAGCTTAGAAAAGCACGACTATAATACCATTGATAAACTAATGAAAAAGATAGCAAAGAAACATCGTATAACCGGTGATGCATTGCATGATTTGTTTGTTAGAAAATATCATAAGACTCCGGACAGTTGGATTAAAGATAAACTAGATGAGGTTGGAGGACGACATTACAACCCGGATGGTACAACATATCGCGGATCCTATAATAAAATGCCAACATTAAATGATCCTAACGATATTTATAACAGAGCAGAACGAGTGCCATATAAAGATCCAGCTGGTGAAGATCCTGAAATAGATGATAGTATTAAACAAATTATTCAAAATGGCTTAAACAGATTAACCGATGACCAACGAAAAGTATTAATTTTAAGATTTTGGTATGATATGACATTACAACAGATTGGTGATAAGTTTGACTTGTCTAGAAATAGAATAAGAGAAATTGAAGCTAAAGGATTAAGACGATTGCGAGATTCCGCTAGACATAATGGATATGATCCTGAGTTATTAAAACCCTACATTACTGAATCTGAACAAGAAGATTTAAATAACAATCCTATTGTAAAGAAGTTTCTTGCTTGGACAAGTAAGAAGTTAAATTTAGAAACTACTCCAAAGATAGAGTTTAGTTATGATAGTGATGAAGCGCAAGAAGGTCATCATACTGGTAGACACAATCCAGAGACGGGTGAAGTATGGGTGTATTGTGCTAATAGAAATTTAGTAGATATATTACGCACTGTTTTCCATGAATTAACACATGTGCGTCAGGGTGAATTAAATATGATTAAACCGGGCGATAGTTATCCCGGTAGTCCAATAGAAGCAGAAGCGGATGTGATGGCTGGCAAGTATATTAAGATATTTGGCAAAGCACATCCAGAAATCTTTCAATAAAGAGTAACATATGTCAATAACAATAACAGGTGGGATAACAATAAATGGTGGTGGATTTACTATAGTTGCACCACCACCGGTAGAGAAAAAAGCTATATTTGGTTATGGATTTACCAGTGCTGCGGTATCATTAACCAACCTAGTATCAAACACAGGGGTAGTTAGTAATGATGTTACAGGTGTTGGCACTGGTAGACAACTACTAGCTGCCGCAGGTTACGGTACAGATAAAGCTATATTTGGATATGGATACAGTGTGGCAAATTCATCAATAACCAATTTAGTATCAAACACTGGAGTAGTTGCTACAGATACTACAGGTGTTGGTACTGGTAGACAAGGACTAGCGGCAGCCGGTTATGGAACAGATAAGGCTATTTTTGGTTACGGTAATGGTGGTTCAGTCACAGCAATAACCAATCTAGTATCAAACACAGGCGTTGTTGCCGGTGATACCACAGGTGTTGGTACTGGTAGAAACAATCTTGCGGCAACTGGATATGGCACTGATAAAGCTATATTTGGATATGGAATGGGTGGTGGTTCTACTGTAGTATCAATGACTAACTTAGTAAGTAATACAGGGGTGGTTGCTGGTGACACAACAGGTGTTGGTACTGCTAGATTTAATCCCGCAGCTGCCGGGTATGGCACTGATAAAGCTATATTTGGATATGGAATGAATAGTGGTTATAATGTAGTATCAATGACCAATTTAGTATCAAACACTGGAGTAGTTGCTACTGATACATCAGGTGTTGGTACTGCTAGACGATTATTAGCAGCCGCAGGATATGGACTAGATAAAGCTATATTTGGATATGGTTCTGCACCAGATACATCAATAACTAATCTTGTGTCAAATACAGGTGTAGTTGCTACAGATACATCAGGTGTTGGTACTGCTAGACAAGGATTAGCGGCTGCAAGTTACGGGTAATTATACAAAGAAAGAATAAAGAATGTCAATAACAATAACAGGTGGAATAACATTAAATGGTGGGGGATTTACTATAGTTGCACCACCGGCAGGGGTAAAGGCTATATTTGGATATGGATCGGCAACCGGGGGAGTTAAACAATCACTGACTAATCTAGTATCAAACACAGGTGTTGTTGCTACTGATACTACAGGTGTTGGTACTGATAGGAGTTATCTTGCAGCCGCGGGTTATGGAACTGATAAAGCAATATTTGGTTACGGTCTTGCTACTGCGAGTGTGTCAATGACCAATAAAGTAAGTAATACAGGTGTAGTTGCTACTGATACAACAGGAGTAGGTACTGCTAGAATAGACCTTGCGGCAGCTGGTTATGGTACAGATAAAGCTATTTTTGGATATGGCCAAACCGATGGCGGAACGAAGCTATCAATGACCAACTTAGTAAGTAACACCGGTGTCGTTGCCACAGATACTTCAGGCGTCGGCACTGCTAGACGAGCACTTGCGGCCGCTGGCTATGGTACTGATAAAGCTATATTTGGTTACGGTAGTGATGGTACTAGAGTATCAATGACCAACAAAGTATCAAACACCGGCGCTGTTGCTAGTGATACCACTGGTGTAGGTACTGCAAGAACTGTTCTTGCAGCCGCAACTTACGGTACAGATAAAGCTATTTTTGGTTACGGTCTTACTACTGTTAATGTGTCAATGACTAATCTAGTATCAAACACTGGTGTTGTTGCTACTGATACAACTGGTGTTGGCACTGCTAGATATTTTCTAGCAGCCGCCGGATACGGAACTGATACAGCTATATTTGGTTATGGATCTACTGGATCAATGACATCAATGACCAACCTAGTATCGAACACTGGAGTAGTTGCTACAGACACTACTGGAGTAGGTACTGCTAGGCAGGGATTAGCAGCCGCAAGTTACGGTTAAACAACAATTTACCATAATCATTGCTAACTAAATCATTCTATGTTACAATAGATAAATGATTAAGTTAACAGTTCCATTACCCAAAAGTATCACAATCGCATGTAGCGGTGGTGTAGATAGCATGGCAGTTGTTGACTTTCTAAGTCGTAAACACGATATCACTATCGCCCATTTTAATCATAGAACACAAAACGGTGAAAAAGCCGCAGAGTTTGTTTCTAGGTACTGTGGTGAACATAGTATTGTTATGATGTACGGCTCACCTCGCAGTCAAAAAAATAGTAAAGAAAGTCAAGAAGAATACTGGCGTAGAGAACGCTATGAATTTTTAAATGATCTTGGCCCAGTCATTACTTGTCATCATTTAGATGATTGTGTTGAAACATATATTTGGTCAAGTCTTCATGGTACACCCAAAGTTATTCCATTAACTCGCAACAATGTAATTAGACCATTTCTAACTACTAGAAAACAAGACTTCATCTATTGGTGTGAAAGTCACAATGTACCCTGGATAGAAGATGAATCAAATAAGAATTCCAGATATACCCGAAACTATATTCGCAATGAACTAATGCCACATGCATTACATGTCAATCCAGGATTACCTAAATTGGTCAAAAAGATTGTAGAAGGTAAACAAAATACTTGACTTCTCTACACAAACCAAGTATACTAACTAATTATTTAAGGAGAAACTATGTCAGATTATAACAGAACCTTTAACGGTGAAGCTAAGATTAAACTAACTCAACTAGTCAATGAAGGTATGCATGTCCTACATGAAATTGATACATTGAATGGTGGATTGAGCGACACTATCAAAGCAGTAGCAGAAGAACTTGAAATCAAGGCTTCTACACTAAAGAAAGCAATTAAAATTGCACACAAAGCTTCATTGGGTCAAACAAACAAAGACCACGATGAACTCAATACAATCTTGGAAACAGTCGGCAAAACTCTATGAGTTATGTGGATGCTATTCACAGTAGGGATGAGGATCGTATCTATGTCGTAGAGAGAAATAAAGACGGCAAAAGAGAATACAAAGAATACCCTACTAACTATGTATTGTATTATTCCGATCCTAAGGGTAAACATCGTAGCATTTATGGCAATCCAGTCAGTCGTTTTAGCACTCGTAAACGACAAGAGTTTGAAAAAGAAAAACGTATTCATTCAGGTAAGAAATTATTTGAAAGCGATGTACCGGTAATCTTTCGCTGTCTAAGTGAAAATTATCTTGGCATTGATGCACCTAAACTTCATACTTGTTTCTTTGACATTGAAGTAGACTTTGATCCTGAAAAAGGATTTAGTCCTACAAGTGATCCATTCAATCCTGTTACAGCTATCAGTTGTTACTTAGATTGGCTAGATCAATGTATTACATTAGTGATCGCTCCGAAACATATGAGCAGTGAAACAGCCCAAGAAATCACTAATGAGTTTGAGAACACAATGCTATTCAAATCAGAGAAGGAAATGTTTGACGTTTTCTTTCAACTCATTGAAGATGCTGATGTATTGACTGGTTGGAACAGTGAAGGATATGATATACCCTACATGGTCAATCGTGTTACTAGAGTGATGAGTAAGGATGATACACGCAAGTTTTGCTTGATGGGTCAACTTCCTAAAGCACGTGAATATGAACGATTCGGTAAGAGTGAAACAACATATGACTTAGTAGGTCGTATTCACTTGGACTATCTACAACTATACAAGAAGTATAACTATGAAAGTCGTCACAGTTATAAACTTGACAGTATCGGTGAGATGGAAGTAGGTGAAAACAAAACTCAATATGAAGGTACTCTTGACCAATTGTATAACAAAGACTTTAAAAAGTTCATTGAATACAACAGACAAGATACTATGTTGTTGGTGAAGATTCACAACAAACTTAAGTTTTTAGAATTAGCTAATCAACTTGCACATGAAAATACAGTACTGCTTCCAACAGTTATGGGTTCGGTGGCAATGATTGAGATGGCAATTTTTAATGAGGCCCATGAACGTGGCTTAGTAGTACCAGATAAAAAACGAAAGACTGAAAATGATGATGAAATCCAGCAGGCAGCAGGTGCCTTTGTTGCTACGCCGAAAAGAGGTATGCATGAATATGTCGGAGCAGTTGACATCAACAGTCTCTATCCCTCGGTTATTCGTGCCCTCAACATGGCAGGTGAAACCATCGTTGCTCAGGTCAGACAAACAATCACTGACCAATATATGCACGAAAAGGGCGCACGATTAGCAAGTGAGAAGAAACGTCACAAAGAAGGTGATGACGCTGTTACAGGATCTATTCTCTGGGAAAATCTATTCGGTGCATTAGAGTACACAGCTATTATGAATCAAGAACGTGGCACTATGCTTACAGTAGACTACGAAGATGGTCGTAGTGTAGAAATGTCAGCGGCAGAAGTCTGGAAGATGGTCTTTGACAGCCATAAGCCCTGGATGTTAAGTGCTAATGGTACAATCTTTACTTACGAAAAAGAAGGTGTAGTTCCTGGTCTACTAACACGTTGGTACTCAGATCGTAAAGAGATGCAGAAAAAACTCAAAGAAGCAACTACTACAGAAGATAGAGAGTACTGGGATAAACGACAACTTGTTCGTAAGATTTTATTGAACTCGGCATATGGTGCATTGTTGAATGAACATTGTCGTTTCTATGATAAGCGTATAGGCCAAAGTGTAACACTATCAGGAAGACAGATTGTTAAACACATGATGAGTACTATCAATGAAACAGTTGAAGGTGTATATTCACATGACGGCAATGCTATTGTATATGGTGATACTGACAGTTGTTACTTTACAGCATATCCAACACTAAAGCCACAGATTGATAGTGGTGCATTAGAGTGGAATAAAGAAACTTGCATTGGTCTATATGATGGCATCGCTGAACAAGCAAATGAATCGTTCCCTGCATTTATGGAGAAAGCATTTCATGCTCCTCGCAAGAATGGTGAGATTATCAAAGCTGGTCGTGAATTGATAGGTGATCGTGCTATCTTTATTGTTAAGAAGCGGTATGCTATTAACATCTTTGACAAAGAAGGTAAACGTAAAGATAAAAATGGCGACTTGGGTGATATCAAAGCTATGGGTCTTGACTTGAAACGTGCTGATACTCCTAAATATGTACAAGAGTTCTTAATGAATGTACTACAAATGGTTCTTCAACAAGGTAAAGGTCGTACTGAAGTTATTGAGGCTGTCAAAGACTTCAAACGTGTACTAACCGCACAAGATAGTTGGACTAAGGGTTCTCCTAAAGGTGTAAACAAACTTACAATGTATGGTGACTTAGAAGCTAAAAGTAGTACAGGTCGTGCAAATATGCCCGGTCACGTAAGAGCCGCACTTAACTACAATTACTTACGTAGAGTAAACGGTGACCAATATAGTCAAAAGATTATTGATGGTATGAAGGTTGTGGTATGTAAACTCAAATCTAATCCATTAGGGTTTACAAGTGTAGCGTATCCTGTAGATGAATTACGTTTACCCAAATGGTTTACTGAGTTACCATTTGATGATTCAGCTATGGAACAAACATTAGTAGATGAGAAGATTGATAACTTATTGGGTGTACTTGGTTGGGATATTCGTAGTAATACTGATACCAATAGTACATTTGATGATTTATTTGTTTTCGGTTAAATTGGTGTTGCAATTCGTAATATATTCCTATATA